CTCTAATGCACAACGCTGGGTTATTTGAAAACCCTGTGCTTGAATCTCTTGGGTCAAATACCTTTTTGCCCTTAACTGTAGCTGATATATTAGGGAGACCCCTTGGAAACGCATCACGGTCAAACTCAAGCTGGCAATACATATAAGTAACGCCGCGCTGTCTATGGTCTGTTGTCCACTCTTTGACTCTTTGCACCAACAAAGTATCTGCTTGCTGGTCATCTGCGCCTGTGTGGGTGTTTATCTCTATTAGCTTTGCGCCATTGGCTGTGTTGCCTTTTCTAAATCTATTTGGTGCGCTAACCTGATTACCTTGCATAGTTATATTATTGTCATCTATTCTAAATGAGCTAAATTCCTCAATTTCATGGCAAGCCATTGATATAATCATATGGAGCTTTTTGTCTTCTTCTGTTGTAGCGATATATGTGAGAACGCCTGATATTCTCATAGTTCCGTAGACAACCCTGCGCGGTTGCGCTGGCTGTTTAATCATCTGTGTTCTACTACCAGACTGGCTTACAAAATCACCATATCCTGATAGGTCTGGCATATCTGGTTGCGGCGACAGTGCCGTTAGCGCGGCGGATGCACTGGCATAGATAGCAACAGACGCAAGAAAACTCTCAACCCCAAGCGCAGGGTTAATTAGCGTCAAAACAACCGCTGTTATAATTGTTTTAGGGTCAGTAAGTGCCTTAAAAAAACTTTTGAAAAACCCCATTAACTAGTCCCCCAATCAATAGATTTCTCTTGCAGACTTTCAACAAAATTTAATCCCAAATCACCAGCAAATTCTGTCTGTTGGTCTACCTGTGTGAATCGCCTGACCCTATTTCTATTCAGGTCAATCAATCTGCTTTCACAAGTGACTTTTATAACTGCATTTTCACCATCATCAGACACGCTCATTTTATCCATGCGTCCTTTGAAAAAAACATATGGGTCTGAGACAACAGTGTAGCTATCTGTGAGTGAGCCTATGTAAATAGTAGCAGAGCGGCCTTGATAGTTTTCCGTCAATGCTGTTGAGACCAATGATGAATCAAGACCATTGAACGATACGACCAAGCCATTAGCCTGTACGGAACCATTTTCTGTGACAGGGGAAACGCCTAAGATTTCACCTGTGCCGATGAATGTGGTGCTTGCGAATGTAATATTACCCAGACCTGTCCAGACCGTTACGTTGCCCCCTGAGAAGGCAAGGTTAACCGCCATAAATGGCCTTACTGTATCTGATGTGAATACGGTGTTTAACGCACTGGTTATTCCACGGCTCATTTGGCCTCCAATGCTTAATCGCTAGATTTAGCTTTCTTAGGGGCTTTGCCGCCTACCCAAGCCTCATTTGTGTCTGGGGTGCTTTTGTCATCGCCCTTTAGCGTCCCATCAGCTTTTCTAGCCCTCTCTGGGGCGGCTGTCTTAGTTTCGGNAGGTTTTACCACCTTAGTCTCTTGNGCAAGCCCACTGCTTATAAAAGCTGCGTTTCTAGCCTGTTCCCATTCTGTGTCACTAGAAAGCTCTTCNCCTTCTTTATATGTGCGNGTCATTGAGCCACGTTCATTTGAAACGCCAATGCCATCTTGAATCATTANTANAGTCATAAAGCCCTCCATGAAGTAGGGAGCAAGGTCAGTTNATACCTAAACCTTGCCCCCAATTTTATTTAGACGTTATGGTCAGCTTTTGCATTGTCACCAGTGTGACGAGCATTTGCCAAAATAAACTGAGCCGAGATAGGCGTTCCATTGGAATGNGTGCCTGACTTGCTTATNTTTGCGCGTACAAACTTCTTGCCGCCGATATAACCAATGCGGTCAACCAAGCCAACTGTGTCTGGNTTTCCACCAGAACCAGCCGTACCTGTGCCATCAAGAATCAACCAAACGCCATTGGCGGCAATTGTGCCTCCAGTGACTTCAGCTTGAGTACACTCTGCATAAGTTCCAGCAGAGCCAGAACCATTATCATCAGCGTGTTCAATGTGAAGCTTGAAAAACAGGTTTGCCGCAAGGGTATCGCCCTCTGCGCCAACTTGAACAATCAACGTAGCTGATTCATAGCCTGTTGTGTCAACGTCAGTTCCATTAGCATCAGCAGTTTTCACTGCATTGATAATGGTTGTGACTTGTTTTAGGGAGTGTGTAAGGTCTGCCATGTTGCCCTCCTATGCGCTTGTCTTTTGGATGCGGATAGCTTCAGGCAAGACAACTTGTCCGCCAACCCTTGACCGACAATAGTACCTAACGCTTCCAGTTGATGCCTGTGTGAATGGGTCACGCAGGATTGAAAGGTTAACTCTATCGACAACCATGTAGCCGCGTGAAAAATCACCGAATGCAACTGATAGAGAATTTGCAGCTACATCTGGCATATCAGGCATTTCAACGTATGGATGCCCAAGGATTGAGTTTGGAACCCCCGCCGTCAACATCATACCAGCTTGGAATACATACTGACCAGCCGTGTCTTTTAAGGCGCGAATTTTTGCCAGTGTAGAACGGTTGAAGATGAAGTTTGCATTAGAAGCATAAGGCGACTTGATTGCATGAACGAGGTCAATCAAACCATCAGCAAGCAACGCTGTGCCGTTTCCTGATATAGTTTGACCAATGCTGGAGTTAGTAATCACACCCTCTGGCTGACCGACTGCACTTCCAGAGACAAAGGCTGCGCCTTCGTTCTTTGCAAGCTGTTGTGCAAACTCTTGCTGCATTTCTGCCTCAAGATTGAACACTGAGTCCTCTAGCATCTGATTTGAAATATCAACTAGAGCATACTGCTCATGTGTTGGGATTTCTTCTAACTGAGTTGTGTAACCAGTTGTCTCAGACTTTGTGCCAGTTTCAGCCACCCATGCTGCACTGAATGTTGCAGTACGGCTTGGCATTTGAATTGACTTTTGGCTAGTTGCCCGAACCCTTGCGATAGTACGCATTGGTGAGATTTCTGTGAGAGTTTTGATTAACTCATTCACATACTCTGGTGGTGCTAAGAAACCCGCCCCTGTGTCATTGTTGACAGTTAAAGCCTTAACTTCTTCAGGCTCCATATTGGCATCGCCTTTACGCAAGAACTTGTCGAAAGCCTGAACAGCCATATCAACTTGTTTTGCCTCAAGACCAGTTTCAGGCCGCTTCAACATTGCTTCCATGTTGTCTAGCTTGTCACCAAACTGCTTCTGCTCTTCTTGAGCCAAAGTCAGCTTCTGGTTTATGTCCTCAAAGCGGTCTAGGTCAGCTTCAATATTTTTCAGCTTTTCTTCAACCAGCGGGTCGGACGAACCCTTTTTTTCGATTTCCGCCAAACGAGCGTCATTGGTAGCTTTGAACTCTTCAAAAGCTGTTGCCATGCCCTCTACTGCGGTTTTGACATCATCAGTCATGTCATAGCCCCTTTACGATTTTAGGATGTTGGTTAAATTGGCAATGGAACTCATTACCTCTTTTTGCTCAATGCCAACCTCACGCTGGTCTAAAGCCTTGAACACGGCATTTGCCGCGACTTTTGATTCACTCCTAGAAAGACCGCAAGCATCCCGCATGGCCTCTTCCCATTCACGAACCGTCCGTTGCTCCCCTTTGACCGCTTGGACTCTCGCCCTAGTGTTCATTGGGAAGGTAACAGCACTTATCTCCATGAGGTCAACTTCTTTGAGCATACGCTTTTTGCCACGCTCATCGTAAGTTGCACCTTTTGGAGAAACCCTGTAGCCAATGGATAGGCCATCAATGGCTCCCATCTTCATTAGCTCATAAACTTCACGGCCTTTTTGTGTACCCATAGCCAAGCGGCCTTTTACACGCAGACCTTTTCTATCTTCAATAATTTCATCAAATACGCCGATAGGCTCTTTGGTATCATGCTGATATAGGAGTTTAACGCCCTTCGGACCCTTGCTTGCGATTGACTTGGCAAACGCGCCTTGCACCATAACATCGTTGCCGAGGTCTTTGTTTCCAAAGATAGAGCCGTATCCAGAGAACACGCCCTTTTCCTCATCATCATCGTCACTGTAAGCCTTTAGCTCTGCTTGAACATCAAGCGTCTCTGATTTCATCTCATCATCAAAATCATCAGTGAAATCTTCAACTAGGGCTTCATCCATCACAGTCTCCTCTTTCCCGCCATCGCGGTAACTGCTCAGACAGACTGCAACCCGCTGGTCACGCTGTGAGTATTCGGCAAGCATGGTGGTATCACCTGTGCATCTTGCCATAAAATTAGATTCGCTTTCACCAGAGCTAGGCTTTGGTATCGGCATAAGCATCTCCTAATGGGTACATCATACACTCTTGTTGAACAATAGACAACATCTACAATTATTTTCACTTTTTTTCAATTATTATCATTTTATGTGTTGACAGTAGTAAACAATGCCCCTATATTAAGAGGGT